TTAAAAAGAAGCCAGTCAAGGCACCACAGAAGAAGTTTGCGAAAGAAGCTTGGACACAAGAGAGTGATAAGATTCCTTTACCTTCGAAGTCAGACAGTTTATTAAAGCCTTTAAAAATGAGGGTAAAGAAGAAATGAAAAAAACATCAATGAAAAAAGATTTATTAAAACACATATCAAAAGATAGTAAAGAATTTAAAAATCAATTAAAAGATGATGTTAAGTTAAAGAAAACAATTAAAAAAAAGATGAAAGGTAAGGGGTGTTGAGATGGCTGAAAAATGGATTCAAAAAGCTCTTCCACCCTCGTCGAAAGGAAAGCTTCACAAGAAATTAGGTGTACCTATGGGTAAAAAGATCCCTACAGCTAAATTAAAAAAAGCCGAGAAAGCGAAAGGTGCATTGGGTAAAGAAGCTCGCCTTGCAGAAACACTAAAATCATTTAAGAAATAGGTTGTAGATGACATATACAGCAAACGTTCCTGTCACTGGTAATTCTCTTGGAGGCACAAGAGATATAATCCGATCAAATTTTCAACAGATAGCTACAGTAGAAGCAATAAATCATGTAGCTTTTAATGAACTTGGTCAGGGGAAACACAAGTTTTTGCAAATGCCTGAAGTGACCGCATCAGGTGCAGGTGTCCCCACAACTAGTGCAGATGAAGCAGGATTTTATGCAGAAGTAGGTAATGGAGTATCTCAATTATTTATGAGACGTGAATCTAATGGTGTAGTGTTACAATTAACAGCTTCGGATGTTTCAAATACAACAGCACAAGCGTCTTCAGGGTATTCTTGTCTACCTGGTGGATTGTTAATTGAATATGGAAGTTTTGGAAGTGAAAGTAGTTCAGCAACAAGAACAGTTACTTTTCCAAAACCTTTCAGTGTTACTCCTTACAGTATAACAATAACACCTACAAAAGCAGGTACTGTTGCAACTGTAGATGCCTATGTTCAATTACCAACAGCAAGTGGATTTACAATAAGACATGGAGATGGCCATAGTTGGGATTATTTTTGGATCGCAATAGGGAAAGCTTGATGTCACTACAATCAATCGATATATCAGGGTTCAAATCCGGTGTACAAAAGAATCGGAAACCTTTTCTTTTTACTCAAGATGCATTTGCAGAATTAGAAAATGCTTACGTGTGGCGTGAGGAATTGCGAAAGCGAGAAGGAATTCAATTGATAGGGCGATATCGCAGAGTTTTTGAAACAGCCTCAGTAGGAAATTCAAGTGCATCACCATGGACAATATCTACAATTTATTCAACATACGTACCTGCAATAACAGCTGAATCAACAGCAGAAGTTCAATCAGGTTCGGTCATTATAACAATTCAAGCAGCTCCTGATATAGTATTTACAGATCAAGGTAACGGTATTTTAACTAGCCCTACGGCAGGAAATTCTGGCTACATAAATTACCTTACTGGAGATATTGTTTTAACGCATACTGCAGGAGCTGCCGTTGCATCGACAGCATCATTTGCATATTTTCCCACTTTGCCTGCTATGGGAATACCTACAAGAGAAATTGCTGGAATTAACGATGAACAAGCGCTTTGGTTTGATACGAAATATTGTTATATCCATGACGGAGCAGATTTCCAAGAATTTTTACCAGCAGATGCTGTGACGTGGGATGGTGGTGACTCTGATTTTTTTTGGGGTACTAATTATCGTGGTTCTGAATCTCAAAACAGATTGTTTTTTGAAACAAATTTTGTTTTAAGTGCAGGTTCACCCATGCGCTATACAGACGGTACAAATTGGACAGATTTTCAGCCAATCCTAGGTGGGAGCGAAATAACGGATATACTATCACAGACATTAGCGAATGGTTCCGTCGCATATGCTGGAAATCTATCAACTACCGACATAGTAGAAGGGTCAGTTGTTATTACCGTTGGAGAGAATGAAGGGATAGAACAAGAGTTAATTTTTAGAGACACACCTAAAGACGGTACATTAATATCTAGCGGTTCGAATACCGGAACAATCAATTATTCTACAGGAGCTATAGCTCTAACATTTAATCCTGCTTTGCCGGGTTCCGGTACATGGACAGTAACAGCGGTATATTTAGAGTCTGGAACATTTATATTTACAGCACGGATACTTATACCCTATTACGGTCGCCTTCTTGCATTTAATACATATGAGGGTACATCGGTAGGTACAGCAGTTAATTTTTTTAATCGATGTCGTTTTTCACAAATTGGGAGCCCTGTTCAGCAAGATGCTTGGAGATCCGATACTTTTGGAAAAGGTGGATTTGTTGATGCACCAGTAAATGAAGATATAATTTGTGCAACATTTTATAAAAATACACTAATTGTTGATTTCGAACGTTCCACGTGGAGACTTCAATATCTCGGTGAGTACGGAATGCCCTTTATATGGGAGCGCATTTCAAGTGATTTTGGTTCAGAATCAACTTTCTCAGCTGTCCTTTTTGATAATGGAGTTTTAAAAGTTGGTGATAAAGCAATTACAGGAAGTAGTGCAGGCGATGTACAACGTATAGATTTAGAAATTCCTGACACGGTTTATTCATTTAGAAACGCCGAAAACGGAGTAAAACGAGTACATGGAATCAGAGATTTTCAAAAAGAGTTAGTTTTTTGGTGTTATCCTGATTTTACATCTTTAGAACAGGATCAATTTTATCCAAATAAATCACTTGTCTACAATTATAGAAATAATACATTTGCTTTCTTCAGAAATACAGTTACTTGTTATGGAAATTTCCAATATCCTGCAGATATAACATGGGATAGATTAGATATATTTTGGGATAATGATAATGTTTTATGGAACGCAAAAGGGCAATCAAAACTTCCGGTCATAGCTTCTGCTAATCAGCATGGTTTTGCACATTTCTACGGTTATCCGAATGAAGAAACATCAGCAGATAGTACGATTGATGCAATGGATCAAGAAAGTTTAACTGTTACAGCGGTTACTGTCACTGACGTTGTCACGTTGGAAATTTTGGATCATAATTTGCAGACAGAAGAATGCATTTATCTGACAGGACTAAATTATATTGTAACTGATTCTCCACCCATAGCAGGATCAACAACTTTAAACGATCAAATTTATTTTGTTCAAATAACTGACAAAGATAATGTTGTATTGTTCAAGTGGGATCAAACAAGTCAATCCCTTTATAGTAATTTATCAGTAACAAATGTAGGTACTTATGTAGGTGGTGGTGTTGTCGCTCTTTTTCCTAATCCCTATATTTTAACAAAAGATTTTAATCCTGTTAAAGAAATGGGTCAAAATATAAAAACATCTTTCATAGATTTTCTTTTCGATGCATCTACTCCCTCTCCGTTAAACGTACAGATGCGAATGAATACTACGACAACTGCAGATGGGAATAGAAATTCTGGAATATTAGGGAATATCCTAATAGGAAATCAAAATATTGAGTCTGCAAATAGTAAAACTGGATATGTTTATAATATAACTCAGGATGTATCACCTATATGCATAATTAATTCACCTAATCATGGTTTACTAACAGGTGATGTAATTTCATTTCAAGATATTGTAGGATCTACAGAACTGAATGGCCCAAACTATGAGATAACTTTTATTTCTACCAATTCATTTAGTGTCGAAGAAGCTTCAATTACTTCCTATGTATCTGGGGGATATTGGCAACAATCCAGGCAGCAGTATTTTACATTGTCTGCGCAGTATGCGTGGCATCGGTTTTATGCTACCAGTTTTGGACAATATTTATCTCTTGTACTTAGTTATAATTTTGAACAACTTAGTCAAATAAGCACGCATAGACAAAATTTTGTTTTAAATGCTATGAAAATTTGGTACCGTCCAGGCGGTAGAAACATATTCGGAAAATAATGTCATATTCAAGCAACATCCCCGGACTACAAAATCAGCTACCAATTTCAGTTGATTTTTCCGAAGATCCTAAAGATTTACGATTTGATTTAAGCGATACTTATCAAGGTATCGCTAGTGCTGTAAATTCAAAAATTGGTGGTCTTTATGTACCAGAAGAAAAAGTAAATTCAGAGCAATATTTTGATCCATCTAATCCGCAAAAAATGAAAAATGTTTATCGCATGGTTGTTGATTTTGGTGCTTTGCCTAATACGACATCAAAAAGTGTAAATCATAATATCTCATGGAATAGTGGCACACGATTAACAGCATCGTGGGGAGCATCAACAGATCCAACAGCAATACAATCAGTTCCTGTTCCAAATGAAGGAATTTTTTTAAAAATAAATACAACAAGTGTTACGATAACGACAACGAGCGATTTCTCATCATTTACTGAAACAGTCATCGTTATCGAATATACAAAATCATAAGAGGGGTTCTATGGCATATAATTGGGGAAGTGGTTTAGGTGGTGCGGCATCTGGTGCCATGACAGGCGCATCCGTAGGTGGCCCATTTGGAGCGTTAATAGGAGGTGGTCTAGGAGCTGGAATGGGTTTCTTTGGCAAAGATAAGATGGGTAAAGTAGACACCATGACCAAAGAGCAAAAGGGTCTGCTTAATCAACTAAATCAAATGCTAGGACTTCAGGGACAATTAGGACAAGGGTATCAAAATTCACTTGGTTATCAGCAACAAATGATGGATCCATCCTCAGAAGCAGTAAACCAATTTGCACAGCCCTACATGAATCAATTTGAGCAACAGACAGTCCCAGGACTTGCTGAAAGATTCGCTGGAATGGGTGCAATGGGTGGAGGTCTTTCAAGCTCAGGATTTGGTCAGGCACTCAGTTCAGCAGGAGGAAATCTCCAAGCTCAACTTGCACAATTGAAAGCCGGTTTAGGACAACAAGCAGCCCAGTCACTCATGGGGCAATATGGTAACATGATGGGCATGGGGTTAAATGCACAGCCATTTGGCTACACTCAACCGCAACAGAGTGGTTATGGTGGATTTATGCAATCATGGGGGCAAGGTGGTATGCCCGGATTGAAAGAAGCAGGTCAAGGTCTTGCAAATGCTTATCAAAATTACATGCCTGTTGGCAATTTCGGTTAAAGGAAAAAATTATGGTTCAGACATTCAATCTTACTCCAACACCGTCAAGCGCAAGCATGATAGGAAGTGCTCTTGGTCAGGGAATGGCAAAGAACTTTGTTCCTCCTGAGCAAATGGTTCAAAGAAACCTTTTAAAGCAAGCTCTTGCAGAATCAAAAGCAACAATGAACGACCCAAACGCTCAACCTATAGATGCTCTTTTTTCAATGTTGCAGGCAGGAGCTGGAATACCAGGATCTGAAAGATATATGGGGGCATTGATTCCTGAAGTTCTGAAACTTTCCCAAGCAAAAGCATCTCAGAAACCACCATTTGGAATGGAAGGACAAGGAAGAACCCCAGAAGAACGTCAGCAATTTATAAATGAAATGCAAGCATACCAGCAGCAAGGACAGCAACAATTACCACAATTTGGACAAACACAACCTAACCAAGCTAATCAATTCTTTCCTTCTGTTCAAGGAGGTAATGAAGCTCCTGGAAACTTCCCACAAGCAGCAACTTCAGGATTAAAAAATCCTGTTCTTTCCAATAGCCAATTGATGAGTAATGCGAAGCCTTTAGCTAAAGAAATGACTGAAGCTGGCATACCGACAACTGTACCTCAAGCTTATGAAATCCTTAAATCACAGAATGAAGATATTAAAGAAAGCAATAAACTTGTTGAACTTGAAAGAAAAGAGCGAGTAGGTGAACAAAAAACATACGGTTCTCTTGGTGAAACTGCACTTCAAAAAGTAATGCCTGACGCATCTCCTGAACAAGTAGCTTATTTTAAAAGGAAAGGTGAAGACTTTGCAGGACAAAGTAAAAGCGAAGCTGATATAGAAAGATCATTAGCATCCGAAGCGCGTATCTTTAAAAATATGATATCCAAAATAAAAGACACTATTCCTCCAGGCCGTTCTTATAACCGTGCATATCAGTCGATAATGGGGACATCACGAGATAAAGAAAAAAGAGAAGCTGACGCAAGAATCAAAGTTCAACCTTTATTAGAAGAAGGACTTTATGACACAGCACGTAATCTTCTTTCTGAAGTGGGTTATTATCCTGAGGAACGAGAAGGAATTGTATCATCTCTTGGAGAAAATACAATTAAATCTATAAATGAAATGCCAAGAATTTGGGATAAAAAAGATATAGGATCGTTTGAAAGACAAGCAAGAAAATTTCAACCAAATCCCAGACCAAATTATACACCTGAAAAACAAGAAATTTTCACACAAAATCTTGGACAAACACTACAAAATGACCCAGCAACAAATTTAATTCTTTTAAGAAGAAAATATGAAGATGATAAAGGTGTGGATTGGCAACTATACAAAGATTCATTAAATGAATTAATAAATACGGGTCAATTTAAACCTAATTCCGACCAATTTAATCAATTAGACAGCTTGGAACAACCACCATTAGATCTATTAGATAAAATATTATACGGTATAGGAATTGGAGGACGATAATGACAGCACAGATCGCCTCAGCAATTGCATCGGCAGTATCAAAAGGATTCACAGCTAAATCAATTATTTCTTATCTTACTAAACAATTTCCTCAGTATGCCTCACAGATAAACAATGCTTTAGCGATGGGTTATACAGCGGATATTGTTTTAAAACATTTAACAAAAGAAAGAGGAAAAAAT